CGGGTGCTGGTATCGCTCGCACAAGAGCAAGGCCGACGCCCTTCGCGGGCTGCGCCGCCAGCTCCTCGCCGACTGGTCGCACCTCTTCGACATCAAGGCCGCCCTGAAGGACGGCATCGAGGTGCCGGTCTACAAGGACGGGGGCACGACCAGCTGGGACGACGACGAGTTCGTCGAGATGGCAACCCTCTACTGAAACCAACGCCGGGGCGGCCACGCCCCGGCACCACCCCCAGAGAAAGGAACACAACCATGAACAACGAACGCCGCAAGGAGATCGACAAGGTGATCTCGGAGCTGGAGGGTCTGCGCAGCCGCATCGAGGACCTCAAGGGCGAAGAGCAAGACGCCTTCGACAACATGCCCGAGAGCCTTCAGATGGCAGAGCGGGGCGAGCAGATGCAGCAAGCCCTCGACAATCTAGAGAACGCCGACAGCACCTTCGACGAGCTGCTGACCTACCTTGAAGACGCGAAGGAGTGACCGCGATGAGCCGCATCAAGAACATACTCCCCAGCTGGCTGGTGCTGGTCGCCACCCTCGGCGCAGCGGTGCTGGCCGAGGAGTTGACCGGCGCAGTCTGGCCCCCGCTGATGGTGCTGGCCATCGGGTCGCTGATCTTCTTCTCGATCCTCGCACGCAGGGGACCTTGACACTCAGCAGCTGAGACCCCATATCAGGATCGAGGGCGGGTCGTCCGCCCTCGCCACAGCAACCGAAAGGACACCACCATGAATGCCATGACCATGATCACCGCCGCCATCCAGCCGGAGAACCTGAGCCGCACCAAGTCGCGCGAGCTGGTCGACCTCTACGGTCGCCTGAAGGCGCAGCAGGCGGAGCTGGCCGCCGCCGAGAAGAAGCTCAAGGCCATGATCGCCAGCCGCATGGACGCCGGTCAGGTCTCGGCCCTCGAAGGCGAACTCTTCCGGGTCACCCGGGCGACGACCGAGCGCAGCACGCTCGACGCCGACGCGGTCCGCAAGCTCCTCGCCGAGCCGCCGATGAAGACGACCGAGGTCACGAGCTACCGGGTCGCAGCGCGGAGGTCGCAGTGATGTTCGGCTTCACGGGCAAGCTCCGGGGTCTGGTCTACAGCCTGATCTTGATCGGCTTCCCCCTCGGTGGCGCGCACGTCGCCATCGAGGCCGGAGCCATCGGCGGCACCGTCGCCGTCGGCATCTTCGCCGGGATCGCAGCAGCCATCGGGACCATCTTGATCATCGACGCGATCCTCGGTTGACACCTCAGCATCTGTCCGGCTACAACAGCCGGGCAGCTCAGCAGCAAGCAGAAAGCAGGACACATGACCTACACCCTCTTCCCCCATCAGGAGCACGGCGCATCCTTCCTCGCAGGCGAGGGCGGAACGGCGGGTTTGTTCTTCGGGATGGGCACCGGCAAAACCATCACCAGCCTTGAAGCCTTCCGCCGCAGCGACGCCAACCGCGTGCTCGTGATCGCTCCGCCCATCGCCCTGCCCATGTGGCAGCGTGAGATCGAGGCCTACCTCTCCACCCCGGCGCTGATCCTGAAGACGGGCAAGACCCCGATCATGCAGGAGACCGACGCGCTGGTCGTCAGCTACGCCATCGCGACCACCCGCGCCGCCGAGCTGCGCGACTGGTTGGGCAGCACCTGCTCCGCCCTGATCTGCGACGAGAGCCACGCCCTGAAGAACCCCAAGGCGAAGCGGACCAAGGCTATCCTCGGCAACGCCGGGATCGCCGACGGTGCGTTCTACAACTGGCAGCTGACCGGCACGCCGATCACCCGCTGGAACGACGACCTCTTCCCCTTCCTCTGCCGCGCCGATCTCGATGGCGTGAAGCGCCGCTGCGGCGGGCTGTCCTTCGAGAAGTACCAGCTGCGCTACACGATCCGGCAGAAGCGGCAGTTCCCCGGTGCCCGGTTCCCGACGTGGATGACGGTCGGCAACAACCGGACGGACGAGCTGGCCGACTGGGTCTACGGTGACGAGCTGGCCCTGCGCGTGGACCTCGAAGAGGTGTTCGCCAACATGCCGCCGATCACCCACAACCGTTACGAGATCGCGCTCGACGCTGACGCCGAGCTGCGCGCCATGCTGTCCGATCTCAAGAAGATGTCGCTGGCCGACATCCAGCAGAAGGCGAACCAGAAGGACCCGGCGCTGGCAACCATCCGCCGCCGCCTCGGGCTGGCCAAGGTGAAGGCCGCCGCCGCCGAGATCGCCGAGCGGATCGAGAGCGGACAGAATGTGCTGGTCGGGGCTTGGCACACCGAGGTGATCGACGCTCTGGAGCGCGCGCTCAGCGACAGGGGTTACAGCACCGGCATCATCGACGGGCGCGAGAACTCGGTGTCCAAGCAGACCGCGCAGGATGCGTGGAACGCGGGCGAGATCAACGCCCTGATCTGCCAGATCGCGGCGGCTGGTGTCTCGCTGAACCTGCAGCACGGCGGCACCCAGATCGTGATCGTCGAGGAGGACTGGTCGCCGTCGATCATGGATCAGTTCTACGCCCGGCTGTGGCGCTACGGTCAGGAGAAGCACGTCCACGTCGACACGCTGACCAGCAGCACCAAGCTCGATCAGGCCCTCGGTCGGATCAGCGCCACGAAGCAGCGCGAGCACGCGAAGTTCAACGAGATCGGGCGGGAGCTGAACGATGCCGAGTGATCGCACCCCCGTGAAGATTGGTCAGGTCTGGCGCTCAAAGCAGGGCAAGTGGTCGGTCAAGGTCGTCGGCCCTGCCAAGGGCGGTGTCTACTGGAACGTGAAGAAGCTGCCGCCCAAGAAGGGCACGCACCGGGTTCACGCCGGGACGCTCTGCAAGTTCTACGAGCTGGAAGGCTGACCGATGACGAAGGACGACATCATCGCCAACCTGCGCGCCGAGAACCGGGCGCTCTGGGAAACCCGGATGCAGCAGGGCGTGCCCGCCATCACCACGCTCTATGGCTACCCGCTGGAGGCTATCATGGACATGATCGAGGACCACGAGACACGCATGGACAAGACGCCGAACGCCACCGTGCAGCACATCATCGACCGGGTCTGCGTCGAGATGAACGTGAGCGAGGCGGAGCTGCGCGGCAGGAGCCGCGCCAAGGAGATTGCACGCGCCCGACAGCTGGCCATGCGTCGGCTCTACGACGAGGGGCCTGAGTGGTCGATGCCCCGCGTCGGGCGCGTGTTCGACCGGGACCACACGACCGTGCTGCACGCTCTCCGCGTGTGGCCAGAAGGAAGCTGAGAGGACACCATGGAACCACACATTCAGGAACTGAAAGAGGCCGCCGAGCGCGCCGAGCAGGAAGAGAACGCAGCGAACAGTCATCTCCAGAGATGCCGAGCGGCGAAGCGCCACGCGATGGAGGTCTACAACACCGCCAAGATGGTCGAGATGGGGATCGTCCCCGGCGAGACCATCGTCGTGATCCCTGACCGCAGCTGGTCGCACAGGACCACCAGCATCGAGGTCGTGGTCATGCGCGGGTCGGTCAACAGTGTCGATTGTGCCGTCGGTCGGCAGGTCACGTCGAAGCGGAAGGTCTGGGGACGACGCCACATGCGCGAGATCGCGTTCGACCGGATCATCGAGATCACCGACAAGGTGCTGGCCAAGGAGGGCGGCGCATGACCACCCATCTGAACGAGAGAACCGAGGATGAATACGACGCCTTCGCCGACGCCATGATCCAAGTGATGATGGCCGGGTCGAAGGATGTTGGTCTGTGCCTGTCGTGCTTCATGCCCTTCATGATCCAGACGCTGGTCGCTTTCGAGGTGGCCGCCGTGGTCGGCTCCGCCAAGGAACCCGAGCCGGAGCATACGCTGGAGGAGTACGCCAACCGGCTGATGGAGATGCAGAGCGATATGAAGACGGCAGCCAAGAACATCGAGGGTGTCGCCCAGCAGCTGAAAGGAGGGCAGCTCCATGCCATTTGACGAGACGCCTCCCGAGGACGGCGGCAACTGGTGGGACGGCGGGGATGACCCGCACAACCCTGACAGGATCAGGGAGGTGGTCGACGCCACCCTGATCCAGCTGACCCTGAACTGTCAGGCCAATGAAATCTGTCCGGTCTACACGTTCACGACGGCCATGATCGCCATCGCCCGGAACGTCAGCTCGAACATCGACGACGCGCTGGCCAAAGGCGCGCCGCCCGAGAAGGTTGCGCGCTTCCGCTCGCAGCTCGACACCGTCGTCGCCAATCTGGCAGCGACCATCAACGAAGGAAGAGACCAATGACCGAAGCAATGGACGACGCCCTGAACATTCGCCTGACCGAGGCAGACTTCGCGGAGATGGACGTCAAGCAGCTGGTGACGATCCACGAGAAGCTCCGCCAGTCCCGGGAGGACATGAAGCACGAGCGGGACCAGATGAAAGAAAAGCTCGACGGCGAGCGCGACGCACTGCAGAGGATGATCAACCTCGCTCAGCACATGAAGCAGCAGGCGCAGGAGCGTGACGCTCGTCTGGCCCGGGTGGCCATGCGGCTGATCGATCAGGGCGCGCTCGACCGCGTCGTCATGCCGGAGGCAAACGATGCTGGGTGAGCTGATCCTCCGGGGGGCCGACGCCGTCGAGGCGCGCGACCCCATCAACCCGGAGCGTGAGGGCTACCTCAACGCCTCCGAGGCCATGAGTTGTATTCGCAAGCAGTGGTACGCCCGGAACGGTGCGCCGCTCGACGGCCCCGAGAACTGGGGCTTCGCGCGGCGCGGGAAGCACGGCGAAATCTACATCGTCGACCGGCTCCGCGCGGCCAACGTGCCGCTCCTGTTCGCTGGCAACGAGCAGGTCGGGATCGCGGACGACGACCTGATGATCCGGGCCACGCCTGACGGGGTGCTCCTCGACATGGAGGACGAGACGAAGATGTGGGGGGTCGAGTTCAAGACCATCGACCCCCGCACGAACCGGGGCAACCTGCCCCGGGTCGACCACGTCACGCAGCTGCAGATCGGCATGGCCCTGTTCGAGAAGTTCCGCGACGAGTTCCCCGAGCTGGGCGACCGGCAGTTCGCGGGCGGGATCGTGGTCTACATGAACGCTTCGGACTTCAACGACATCGTGGAGCACAAGGTCCGGCATGCGCCGGGCATCCTCGACAAGCTGAAGGGCCGGGCCTCCCGCCTGTTCAAGGCCCAGAGCGCCGACAGGCTGGCTCGTGAGGGCAAGACCGCAGGCGGGCGGGAGTGCCAGTCCCGCTGCCGGTTCAACGGTGTGTGCGGCGTCGACGGCGCGGCTACGAGCACGGGGCAGGGGATCGCAGGAGGCGGGGACCTCTCCGCCCTCCGGTCCGGCTACCTCGACGCCAAGCAGGCGGAGGAGAACGCCAAGGCTGCGCGCGCTCAGGCGGGCGAGCTGATCAAGGCCGCGCTCCAGCAGGAGGGCGTCACCGATATGGACGTGGACGACGGCAGCGTGAAACTGTCGACCCGCGCCGGGTCCGTCGCCTACGCCAAGGTGGTCAAGGACCACCTGCCCGATGTCGATCTCGAACCCTACCGGGGTGTCCCGGTCGAGACGCTGACGGTCAAGTGATCCGAGCCGGGGCGGTTTCCCCGGCAGAGCCAACGCACGAAAGGAATGCAGTATGGCAGATGAAGCAGAGAAGCAGGGCGGTGCTCTGACGAAGTTCATGGGCGGCGGGGCAATGGCCACGCTCGACCCGGCGGCGCAGGCGCAGGCACTCATGGAGAGCGCAGACGCAGGCAGCTCGGGATCGGGAGATGTGGTCTACCTGTCCTACTCCGGCAAGATGGACAAGTACGCCATGGGCCGGGACAAAAACTCGCCCGACCCGGACGCGGTCTACGTCGTCGACCCCATGTCGATGGTCGAGGGCTGGGTCTGCTGGAAGGGCGGCAGCCCGGTCGAGAAGCATGAGTGGTCCGTCTACGAGCGGGCGACGCAGGCGATCCCGGCCAGCCAGCTGAAGGACCACGGTCCCTACGGCGACGGCGACGGCTGGTCCTTTCTGATGGGCTTCTCGATGTTCGACACCGACGACCCGTCGCAGCAGATCAAGTTCACGACCAGCTCGAAGTCCGGGCGCAACGTGTTTTCCGATATGAACAAGGAGATCGCCACGCGCCTCGCGAAGAAAGAGCCGCACGTGCCGGTGATCGTGCTCGAGAGCGAGAAGTTCACCGCAGATGGCAAGGTGAACGGCAAGCCCAAGTTCCTTTTCGAGGGCTGGGTGAAGCCGGGCGAGGTGTTCCGCTTCGCCGAGCTGGGCGACGACGCCGATCTGGAGGACCTCCTGAGCGGCAACTACGACGCGCCCGAGGCCGAGGCTGAGGCGGGGGAGCCTGACCCCGAGCCGAAGCCCGCAGCCACGGGCAAGGGGCGCGGTCGCCGCGCCCGTCGTGCTGCCTGATCTGGGGACAGCAGCACAGGGGGCGGGTGCTCACCCGCCCGCCCCCACCTTCAGCAGAGAGGACACACCATGAAAACCCATATACAGCAGCAGATCGATCTTGCACTGGACAACGCCAAAGCAGACTGGAAGCGCCGCTATTACGAACTGGCGGAAGAGTTCCTCAGAACGCACGAGGTGTTCGAGGGGGGCGAGCTGAAGGCTTACTGCAAGGCGCACGGCCTAGATGATCCGCACTCGCACAACGTTTGGGGGTCCATGGTGCAGTCGCTTGCGCGCGCAAAAGGGTGGACCGTAAAGATCGGGGAGGTGGAGCCTACCACTGCGCACACCCACATCGACCGGGTCGGCCAGTGGCGCAGCCTGATTTACGATCCTGCCGCCGGTGAACAAAGTTACGACATCATCACCGACAAGGCGGAGCTGCTCGAACTGCTGTCCGAGATCGGCGAGGGCGTGGCAGCGATCGATCTGGAAACCACCGCCTTCACCCCGGACGAAGGCGTGGTGCGCCTCGCCCAGATCGCGAACGACGACTTCTGGTTCGTGGTCGACTTCGGTGTCGAGGGAAAGAACTGGTTCCACGAGGTGGCCGAGGCGTTCGAGAACGCGGCGTGGGTCGCCTTCAACTCCGGCTTTGAGAAGCGGTGGTTCGCCGCCGCCCAGAGCTGGCCGACGATCTGGGATGTGGGCCATCTGCGCCGGTCCATCGAGGGCGGCGGGCACATGACGCTCAAGGCTCTGGTCGGCTGGGAGCTGGGCCACGAGATGGACAAGACCGAGCAGGCCAGCAACTGGAACGCGCCGGAGCTGACGCAGAGCCAGCTGGACTACGCCGCCGACGACGCCGACCTGACGTGGCAGGTCTGGCGGAAGATGATGGGGCGGGCCACGCCCGGGCAGCGCGCCTGCTTCAACATGCTCGACGGCATGGTCGATGCCGTGGTCGAGATGGAAGAGACCGGGCTGAAGCTGGACAACAAGCGGCACCGGGTCCTGATCAAGCAGTGGCAACGGCTGCGCGACGAGCGCGAGGCGCAGCTCCGCGAGCTGATCACCGAGGACGAGGTCGCCAACCTGAACAGCGGCAAGCAGCTCAACGCATTCTTCTCCCGGCTGCTGCCCGACGGCGTGCTGAACGCATGGCCCAAGACGGAGAAGACCGGCCAGCTCAGCACCGCCAACAAGGACCTGCTGAACATGGCGGGCATGATGGGCGGTACGCCTGTCGCCGACGCGCTGCGCCTACTGGCGGAGCGTTCCACTCTTGAGAAGTATCTGTCGAGCTTCGGCGAAGGGCTGATCTCGAAAGCCCAGATGGACCGGGAGCGTAACCGGGTCCATGCGCGCTACAACATCGGGGCCGCTGTCACCTGCCGGTTCTCCTGCAGCGGTCCGAACCTCCAGCAGATACCACGTGATCGAGACTTCTTCGGCGAGCGGATGTCCGTCCGCCAGTCGTTCGTGGCTGAGCGCGGCAACCGTCTCGTGTCGCTTGACTACTCGGGTATCGAGATGCGTGTCCTCGCGCTCCTCAGCGGGGACGAGGCGCTTCTGCACGACGTTGTCCATGGCGATCCTCACGCGGTCATGGCCGAGTACGTGGTCGGGCGGCCCATCGACAAGAAGGTAACCGAGGACTACGACCTGCGCCAGTCGATGAAGGCCGTGAACTTCGGCATCGTCTACGGCACCACCGCCCTCGGGCTGGCCGGTCGGCAGGGCTGGACCTTCAGCTTCGCCGAGGACCTGCTGGCATACTGGTCGCGCCGCTACTCCAAGGCGTGGGCGCTGCGGCAGCACGCCATGGCAGAGGCCAAGGCCACCGGCTATCTGGAGATGGTCGACGGCGGCACGATCTTCATGGGCAAGCGCCCCAGCCCCACCCGGTGCGCGAACTACCCGGTCCAGCGGGCGGCCCTGTCCGTCATGGCGCGGGCCATCGCCCGCCACCACGACAGCCTGATGGACTACCGGCAGAGCGACCTGCGCGTGGCGCGGCTGGCGTCCACGATCCACGACGCCCTGATCGACGAGGTGCGGATGGCCGACGCCATGAACGTCCTGCGCCTGATGCAGGAGGACATGGTCGCTGGCTACCTCGACGTGTTCCCCGGCGCGCCGACCGACGGACTGGTCGAGGGTGGGATCGGGAAGAACTGGGGGCAGCTCGAAGACGTAGAACTGGAGGAAGCCGCATGAGCAAAAAAGAACGGATGAAGCGCGAGGCGTCTCACTACGTTGCCCTGCTCAGGGAGATCGGGGAGCACGGGGCTGCTCGATGCCTGCAGGAGCACAAGGCCAGCTTGGCCGCCTCTCGCGAGCTGAACCGCAGGATGCACACCGAAAACATGGAGCTGAGGAAAAGACTGGAGGAGCGGAGTTGACGTTCAGCAGCTGAGGTCCTATATCATGATCAGCAGCAGAGAAAGGACATAGCCATGACCCACCCGCACCTGATCACCGACGCCGCCGTCGCGCTGGAGTTCGCCCTCGGCGGCAACGCCCGCTTCACGCTGGTCTCTCAGAAGAGCGGCACCCGGTACACCTACCGGCTGCGGAGGCCCGACCCGATCAAGCCGATCTTCGTCCAGCTCCTCACCGGCCCGAACAACACTGAGGACTACACCTACCTCGGGTTCATGCCGGGCGGTCAGGAGCAGACCGGCTGGGTCAACGCAGGCCGCAAGGGTAATCCCGCCCATCCTGCCTTCAAGGCAATCCACTGGGCACTGGCCAAGATCGCCAAGGGCGACATGCCCGAGGGTCTGGAGTTCTGGCACGAGGGGCGCTGTGCGCGCTGCGCCCGGGTCCTGACGGACCCCGCCTCCATCGAGCGGGGCCTCGGTCCCGAGTGCGCGGGGAAAGTCTGATGCTCGTCGCGTTAGATGCCCTCGGCATCGTCACCTACGTGGCCTTGGGCGTAGCGATCCTTTTGGTCGCCACGTCCCGCAAATCAGGCGACGACTGATCCCCACGCCCGGGCGGGGTAAGGCCCGGGCACCAACCACTGAAAGGAAGAGACCATGAAAACCTTCATCAACAGCACCGCAGCTCTCGCTCTCATGGCGACCGCTGCACTGGCCAGCCCCGCCGCCGCCTTCGATTGGTGCGAGCGGGAGATCACGCTCTATCAGGATGGCCAGCTCGTCGACACCTCGGCGCTGCCGGTCTACATCCACGGCTGCGACCGCTACCAGTACCAGCCGCTGACCCCGCAGCAGGTCATCAACCTCGGCGAGCATTGCTCGGTCGAGAGCTACGCTGACGGCGGCACCGAGGAGGAGACCGTCGAGGAGGAGGTCGAGGTCACCGAGACCTACGAGTACGGCGTGACCAGCGAGACCACCCCTTGGGGTTCTCAGGTGTCCGGCAACAACCTCACCTCGAACGGCATCTCCGAGACCTACGGCGACAACGTGCTCGCGATCCGCTCCTCGGTTTCGCAGACTGTGACGGTCGAGCGTCTCGGCGGCCCGACCATCGAGGTCGAGGTCGGCGCTGGCTACACCATGGTGCGCGACGAGGGCTTCGCCGGATCGGCCACCTACCGCGCCACGTTCGGCACCGAAGGCGGCACGCGGGTGAAGGCGGCGGGGCCGCAGTCGTTCACTGACAGCTTCACCCGGGTCGAGACCCGGACGCGGACTGTCACGGTCGAGCGCGAGGGCAACGGCGTCGAGGCTTACATGCCCGGCCCGCGCACGGATCGCTGCGGCCTCTTCGGAGAGGTGATCCAGTGACCGAGTATGGCAAGGCTAGGCCGAACTTCGGGCCGGGGTATACCCCCGGCCCACGTCACCCCGTGCCGGTGTTCAGCGGCGTCCTGTCCTCGTTTACCGCGCGGTTCGACCATGAGATCGGCAAGGTCACTCAGGATCGAGGGTCGGCCTATGGCCATCCTTCCGTTGATTTCGACCGCGCATCCCGCATTGAGGAGGTGGTCGCAGAGTGCCCGGACCCGAAGCTGCGGCACGTGCTCTACATGATCGGCACCAAGCTCGCGCGTCTGACGCAGACGCCCGGGCACTTCGACAGCTGGCTGGACATCGCGGGGTATGCACGGACCGCGATGATGGTTATAGATGCTGAGAAGAGAAAGGAGGCTGAGAATGGCCAAGAAGAAAACCGAGGACCCGAAGATCAAGGCGAGGGAGTACCAGAAGAGTTATCACCAGCGGCGCGTGGACGCGGGCATGAAGCGCGTCTCGGTCTGGATACCGGGGGAGAGGCAGGAGGAGTTCGACGCGGCGGTGGAGAAGCTGCAGCGGAAGTGGACAAAGCTGGGTCTGATGGTCTAAGCTGACGCCATCGAAGACCTCCCCGTTGACTGGGCCGCCCCGAGAGGGGCGGCCCTTTTCTCTGTGGGGCAGAGATGTCACCTCGCAGAGCAGTAGCCCCAGCGGGTAACAGAAAACAGGAGACCCTTTCCTAGTTGGTGAATGTGCGGCTGTCGCGCGCCGCCCGCACACGGCTCAGCGCTTCTTGCCGCCCTTGCCGTATCCCTTCGACTTCTTCACGCGATCACCCCCTTTCGATGTAGTCCTGACACAGGAGCCAGATGACCTCGCCGATGTCGGCCACGTCCTCGATGGTCTGCTCGGTGTCGCCCGGCCCCGCGCTGGGGGTGTGCTCGATTAGCGCCTCACACCACGCGGCGCGCGTCTCTTCGCCGAACTGGGGCTGCTCTCGCAGGAACCCGGGGAGGCTATCCCCGCCACTTCCCAAGACGGCGCAGCCGCTCGACAGCAGAACTGTCGCGGTCAATGCGATCCAGACGTTCGCGGATTTCAGCAGCCTCTTCACGATCCAGCTCCTCCAGCTCGGTCAGGGTTTCGGTCCGGCCCCGGCGGCGGTTCCGCCTGCCGTTGAGCCACGTCGTCACAGCTCCCACCAGCGCCGCGCCTATGGCTGTCCAGACCTCCGCCGGTATGGCGGAGGCCACGGCGGCGAGGAAGGCCCCCAGCGCGCTCACGGCGTGCCCTGAGCTGCTCGCTCCAGCTTGGCCCTGATCCCGATCAGGCCGGTGCCCAGCAGGATCAGCCCGGCGGGAGAGTTGTCGCCAGCTCCTGCCAGCAGCGCAACCACGCGTCCCAGTTCGCTGAAGGCGATGCTCTCGGGAAGCGCCATGGACAGGACGCCCAGCAGGACGGCGACGATGCCGCTCCACCATGTCAGGGATGTGGGTCGAATGTAGCTCATGTCATCCTCCAAAGATCAGGGCGGCCAGCGCCAGCAGGATCGCCATGACGATGCCGCCGCTCTTCACGGTTTCGGCCACCTCGGGGGCGACCGCCGGGCGTTCCGAGCTGGGCCAGACCCGGGCCGACAGCAGCAGATCGCGGCCTTGGCTGTCGTAGCGGTCGTAGTACTGGACGTTGATCGCGTTCGACTGGTTGCCGCCCACGAGGTAGAAGCCTGTGACCTTGCCAGCTGCGTCCCGCACGAGCTTGTGCAGGAGCGCAACGTGTCCGCTGTTTCCGTCATAGGCCCCGCGCCGCATCACGATCACAGCGCCCTTCGGTGCCCGTTCGATGGGGACCTCGATGCCCCAGCCTTCGTTGTGCCAAGCCCGGGCGGTGACGCTCTTGCCGCCGGGCAGGACGGGCAGCCCTACCTCCACCATCCAGCGGCCAGCTGCCGCCCCGCACCACGCGGTCTCGTCGTCCTTGAACCACGGCGCGCCTACCATTCGGAAGGCTTCTGTCACCCACGGGTTGTCCCGGGGGCCGGGGATTTCCTTGGTGCCCTGATCGTCGAGCGCGACGCGGTAGGCTTCCGCCTGCCGGGGGTCCATGTGAAAGCTCATGGTCGCGGTCCTTCCTGTCCGTTGCGGACGAAGCGCAAAACCTCTTGGATGCTGACTTCGGTGTTTGTGACTGAGCGCTCAATGGAAATGAGCCTCTGGTCCACGCGAGCTTCAGAGCGGCGTAGATCGTTGATGCGCTGCAGGTTCTGCTGAATGCTCACCCTGTCCTCAGATTGGCGCTCGTTGAGCACGTCCAGTGAGGTCCTGACCTCGGCCATCTGGGTGCCAAGCCACAGACCAGCGCCGAGCAGTCCAACTACCATTGTCCACGCAAGGGACTTGTTGATCGTGATCCCTCTGTCGCTGTTCTCTATCATGGGCTTATTCATCGCTTCGCTCTAGGTTGGTGGCCCTACGGCCTGTTGCCTCAGTTACGCGAGGACACGCCAAGCTCTTCACGCACTGCCGCCCGGAGCTGGGCGCGGACCCAGCCGCGTGCCTGCGCCTTACTCAGGCCGGGCGGCACGTTGCCGTTCGAGACGCGCTCGATCACGTCGCCAAGAACGACGGCGACCGCCTTCAGCGCGCCGACCTCGTCGAGCACCTGCGCCTCCATCTCGACGGCCCGCTTCTCTTTGAGCGCGGCGACCTTGGCAGGGTCCACCTCGACCACGTAGCCGTTGCGGGTCCACGCGTCGCGGTTCTCCCGGCTCGGGGGGAGTGTCAGGTTGGCCGGATCAAGCGTCTGACCCTCGATGTTGATGAATGTCTTGCTCATGCTGCAACCTCCTTGAGGGTCCATGCGTTGCGGTTGGTGCGATCCGTCGGGATCGCGGATCGGGGAACGATCTTGAGGATCGTCCGGTTCCCCCGGTAGTCCCGCCACACGCGCGGCGGGATGTCCTTCTGGACGAGGTAGGTCATCGCCTGCTCCGGTGTCATGGGCGGCATCGGCTGCGTGTCGTGCAGCAGCGCGCCCCGCGTGTGTTGCTTGAAGTCGGGCTGCGCCTCGTCCTTGGCCAGCTCGTGGTAGGCCTCGACAGGCGGCAGGATGCCCCCGTGCAGCGCCATCGCCCACCACGTTGGCGACGGGGTCGTGACCTTCATTGGCGCGTCGGGATCGTCTGGGTCCTCCCACGCGATGCACATGGGCGGCTGATCGAGGTCCACGTTGTTGTCGGCGCAGACCTGCTTGAACGTCATCTCGCGCTGCCAGAGCTTCAGCTCGGGCCAATCGACCCCCTCGATGGTGTGCTTCCAGTAGCTCATGCGAGGTCTCCGTGAACTGTGTGGGCACATGAAGCCGCATCTTGTGCGGTCCCAGAAACATCAACGGACTGCGTTTGAAACGATGAGGTGGTTCTGTTGTTTATCCTAGACACCTGTCCGGTGAGGCTGCTTGAGCACTGACACGCGAAGAGCGCCGTGTTCATAGACGATGTAAAGTTTGACGTATACCCACCAGTACCTCCATCGGTAACAGAAGACGTGTTGTAGCTATTATCTATAGAAGCTGGTGTAGACGTGCCGCCTATTGACGCCCAAGCCTTCGCCGTCCCTTCGAGGACCGCGCTGGCCGGAACGCTGTCGGTGCCGTCACCGTAGTTCGATGCGTTGATCGTGCTCATGCGAGGTCCCCGTGCGTTGCTGCGGTGACGCGAGGCACGTCATGGGCCCCCGTTGTCCTGCCATGGGTATAGAGGGAGAACCGAGAAGCGGTTGGTGCTCTCTCAGCCGCCGCTGCGCTATTGGTGTGTAGGGCGAGGAACACGAAATCCCCGCCGGGCGCGGCCTGTGCGCCACCCGTGACCGGGTATTCCGCCCCAGACATAGCACTGGTGAGGTTTACGTCATATAAGCCAACGCCATTGTCTGTGATAGACGACACGTTTTCGGAGCTCCGCAACGCTGGTGTGGTCATGTCGATGTTGGCGTAAGCCTTCGCGATGCCCTCGATCCCGAAGCTCGTGCCGCCCGCAGAGGGCTGGAAGTTGTCGATGCGAAGCGTGCTCATGCGAGGTCTCCCATGACGGCGAAGCTCGTATCTACGCTGTCGGCGGCGGTAGACGAACCAGCGGCGTGAGTGTTCAGGCGGATTGCTGATGCCGTCAACGTGTCGTTGGCATCATGGCCTACCGCCCCCGCTCGCGCGGCGATCCCACTATAGCCCGCGCCGTGATAGTTGGCGTCCGCCATCGTGTTCGTGAAGGTCAGGGTGTAGTCTCCCGCCCCGTTGTCCGTGATCGACGCCATGTTGAAGCTGCCGTCCAGCGCGGGTGGTGCGTCGGTGCCGACCCACTTGCCGAAGGCCTTGGGCGCGATCTGCTTCGTCAGCGCGGCTGGGCTGGTGCCATCAGCGGCGCTGATCGTGTTTGCTCTGAGCTCAGACAATGGACAGGTTCCCTCCGCTGGTGACGGTCAGCGTCACGCCAGAGGCGACGGTCAGGGGACCGGCGGCGCTGGCGTTCTCGTTTGCGTCGATGGTGACGTTCGTGTTGAGCGTTTGCTCGTTGACGCGGAAGATGTCTCCCGCGCTCGAGCCGACCTCGCCGTTCTCACCCTTGAACAGACCGGCCCCGCCGCCCACGCCAGCCCATACCGAGCCGTCGTAGATTTCAGCGTCGCCCGTCGTGGTGTTGTAGCGGAAGTCGCCCTGAGCGGGCGTGCCCGGGCGCTGCCCGGTGGTGCCAACCGGGATGCGAAGGGCGGTGTTGGCGGTGAAATCCCACTCGCCGCTGGCCGTCCAGTTCCCGGTGAGTGTGCCGCCTGTCCCTGCTGCCAGCGCTTGGATGTCCGCTGAGATCGCGGCCAGCGTCTGGATGTCAGCGCTGTCCCCGGCGACCGTGCCGATCTCGGTGTCGA